CAAGATTCAAGATATGGCTTGTCGTTTGATATTGGTGATTACAGCCCAACTCCAACGCCTATTAGTCTTACTATTACAAATGAAGTTGCCGCACAAGGCAAATTTACTTTAGTTATTAACGATTCAACCTGGGGGCTAATGGCCGATGATCCAGAATTAGATATTGGCGCACAAGACTGTGTTGCTTATTCTGGTCGCATCAAAATTAGTTTTCCCGCATCAGGATCAAACCCCGCAAATGATTACATTATCTTCTTGTTGTTTTTGATCCGCTCTGATGGCATTGTTGTGGAGTAATCATGGGTATAAAAGTTAATGTAACGGATCAAAATAATGTGTCCGTGTCTGTAGTGCCACAAGCACGGCAGACAGTTAAAGTTACAACTCCACCTAATCAAACCATTAAAATTGATCGTGGTTTAGTTGGCCCACAAGGATTAAGCGGGTACTCAGGTTATTCTGGCTATAGTGGCGCATCTGGATTTGGTTATTCTGGTAAATCAGGATATTCGGGTTATTCTGGTTATTCTGGTTTTTCTGGAATTAGCGGATATTCTGGTTATTCTGGTAGCGGTATATCAGGGTATAGCGGTTTTTCTGGAATTTCTGGATATAGTGGCGCAGTAGGTCAATCTGGTATATCTGGCTATTCTGGATTTTCTGGTCAATCTGGCTTTAGTGGATCAGGTGTAAGTGGCTGGTCAGGATTTAGCGGCACTTCTGGATGGTCAGGTTTTAGTGGATATTCTGGCTCTGGTGTTTCTGGATATTCTGGTTACAGCGGTATTAGCGGTTATTCGGGGTTTAGTGGTATATCAGGCTATTCTGGATATAGCGGCATAAGTGGCTACAGCGGGTCAGGCGTTTCTGGTTATTCTGGATTTAGCGGATATAGTGGCCAACAAGGTACATCCATTAACATTAAAGGCACAGTTGCAACACCAGCAGATTTACCAGCCGTAGGCAATCTTCCAAATGATGCTTACATTGTTTCTTCCAATGGCGATCTTTATGTATGGTCTGGCACAACTTGGAATAATGTAGGTGAAATTGTAGGGCCACCAGGCACATCTGGTTATTCTGGTTTTTCGGGTTACTCTGGTATTTCTGGTTACAGCGGTTTCTCAGGCATTTCTGGATATTCTGGTTACTCTGGTATATCTGGCTTTAGCGGAAGCGGTATAAGCGGTTATAGCGGGTTTTCTGGTTATTCTGGGTCTGGTGTATCGGGTTGGTCTGGATTTAGCGGTATAAGCGGTTTTAGTGGATTTTCAGGCTATTCTGGTAGCGGTGTTTCTGGTTACTCAGGATTTAGCGGTATATCAGGATATTCTGGCGCAGTCGGACAATCTGGCACAAGTGGATATTCTGGATTTTCTGGAATCAGCGGTTACTCTGGTAGCGGAGTATCGGGATATAGCGGCTACTCAGGAATAAGTGGGCAAAATGGATTATCAGGCTATAGTGGTATTTCTGGATTTAGTGGCTATTCTGGTATTAGTGGTTACTCTGGTTCTGGCGTATCAGGATATTCTGGATATTCGGGTAGCGGCATTAGTGGATATTCTGGCTATTCTGGTATTTCTGGGTATAGCGGAATTAATGGTGCATCAGGTTATTCTGGAATAAGTGGTTACTCTGGCATCAGCGGATTCTCTGGATATTCTGGCATTAGCGGATATTCGGGTAGTGGTGTAAGTGGATATAGCGGTTACTCAGGCTATAGCGGATCAGGTGTATCTGGATATTCTGGCTACAGCGGCATTTCTGGTTATTCTGGTAGTGGCGTTTCTGGTTATAGCGGTTACAGCGGCTACTCAGGAATTAGCGGATTCTCTGGTTATAGCGGTAGTGGTGTTTCTGGCTACTCTGGTTACAGCGGATATTCTGGCTCTGGCGTAAGTGGCTATTCTGGTTATTCTGGAATTTCTGGATATTCTGGCGCAGTTGGTCAAAGTGGCTATTCTGGAATTTCTGGTTACTCAGGATTTAGTGGTCAAAACGGTGGCGGTGGCGTACAAGGCTTTTATGGTTCTTTTTATGACACAACCAATCAAACTGCCGCAAATACAACAACAGCTTATGTTGTAAACATTGGTAATCAATTTGAAGCTAATGGCGTAAGCATTGTTTCTGGTAATCAAATTAAATTTGCAAATGCTGGTACATACAATCTTGAATATTCATTGCAATTTGCAAATTCAGATTCCAATGGCGATAATGTCGATGTATGGCTAAGAAAAAATGGTTCTGATGTTGCAGATAGTAATTCTATTTACAATGTGCCAGGTACAGCGCATGGCGGTGCTGGTGCGTTAATTGCCGCAGTTAATTATGTTTTAACAGTTTCCGCTGGTGATTATTTGCAATTAGCTTGGGCAGTTTCTAATACAAGCATTTCTATTACAACAACTAGCGCACAGACTGGGCCAACTGTGCCAGTAACGCCAGGTGTAATTGTTACCGCAACTCAAGTAATGTATACCCAATCAGGTTACAGCGGTATAAGCGGTTATTCTGGCTTTAGCGGTATATCTGGCTACTCAGGCATATCAGGCTATAGCGGTTCTGGAGTGTCAGGCTATAGCGGATATTCTGGTTCTGGCGTAAGCGGTTATTCTGGATATAGCGGTTACTCAGGCGCAGTTGGCACATCAGGCTATTCTGGCTTTAGCGGAATATCTGGTTATTCTGGAACAAATGGTACTAATGGCGCATCAGGCATTAGCGGCTATAGCGGCTATTCTGGATCAGGAATTAGTGGATATAGCGGTTATTCTGGAATTTCTGGTTACTCAGGATATTCTGGATCAAGCGATACTTGGCTAGGCGCATGGTCTAGTTCAACCGCTTATGTAATTAGAAATATTGTTTCTTACAATGGTTCTAGCTACTACTGTATTTTGGCTAATACTAACCAAATACCAACAAACACTACTTATTGGAATCTACTAGCGCAATCTGGTTATTCTGGTTATAGCGGCACAAATGGTACAAATGGTGCATCTGGATATAGCGGTTACTCTGGAGCAACTGGCGCACAAGGTACATCTGGTTATAGTGGGTATAGCGGTGCTACTGGCGCAACTGGCACATCAGGTTATTCTGGCTATTCTGGTTACAGCGGTTATGGTATTGCATTAACTTATGATTCGTTTACAGCCACCGCCAGTCAAACAACATTTAGCACATCATTAAGTTATACATCTGGCAAAATTGAAGTGTATTTGAATGGCGTTAAGATGGTTAATGGTACAGATGTAACAGTAACTAGCGGCACATCGATTGTATTTGGTACAGGATTAACTTCTGGTATGAGGGTCGATGCAGTTTATCCACATTAAATAATATAAAAACATGACAAAACAAGATGAAATAAATGAGTTGATGAACAACTATGAACGGGCGGTATTCTTAAAGGGTGACGAAGTTTATCCTAGAGAATCCACCCGTTATTTTTGGGCTAAAGATAATCTTTTAGGCAAAAAAATATTAGAGATTGGTTGCTCTAATGGTTATGGCCGACAGTTTTTGCCAAAAGACATTGAATATACAGGGCTAGATTACGATTCTAAAATCATTGAAAACGCCAAAGCACAAGAATGGGATGGTATTAACAAATTTGTTAATGCCGACATTAATACTTATCCGTTAGAACAATACGACACCATCATTGCTTTTGAAGTCATTGAGCATTTGGACAATGGTTTAGAAATTGCCAAAAAACTTAAAAAGCATTGTAAAGTTTTGTTAATTACTTGCCCCTGGAATGAACCAAAAGGGTTTTGGGGTGAACATCATAAGTTACACGGAATCAACGAAAGCCATTTTCAAGGTTTTGATATTTCTTATATTGGGGAACATGGGCAAATTACAAGTTACCCGCAACCCATTAATGAACACAATCGTTTTAATCTAATGATTGCCAAATGGGACAAAGCGGCACAAAGGAAAGAAATTTTATGTTCTGTGGCCACCAGAGGGCGTTATACAACGACTTTGCCAATGGTTTTGATGGCTATAGCCAATCAGACTAAAAGCCCAGACAAGCTGGTTATTTTTGACGATAACGACAATCCCGAAGATATGCGGGAAAACCCTATATACCAGCATATATTTCAAATATTGGATTACAAGAAAATTGCATGGGAATGGTTATTTGCCGACAAAAAAGGTCAGCATCATATCCATCAAAAAGCGAATGAGATGGGCTACAAATGGGTTTGGCGTGTAGATGATGATGCTATTCCAGAACCCAATGTATTAGAACAGCTTTATACCTATGCAAACGAAGTGTCTAAAGTTGGCGATCCAATAGGCGCAGTTGGTGGGTCAATTTTGACTTTACCAGCAATATTTGATACATCAAAATCTACAGGAAAAATTGCCGACATTGATAAAGAACCCAATATTCAATGGGGAATTATCAATAAATCAGATTTTGTAGAGCATTTGCATTGCTCATTCTTATATCGTGCTGGCGTACATGACTATAACTTAGGTTTATCCCGTGTAGCCCATCGGGAAGAAACGCTATTTACTTATGGATTGCATCAAAAAGGATATAAATTACTGGTTGCCCCTCATGCAGTAACTTGGCATTTAAAAGCGCAAGGCGGCATAAGGTCTGAAACAAATGAAGGGATGTACGCCCATGATGAACAAATTTTTAGAAATACACTACAGCTTGCCGACTACACCGTTGTTGTGCTTAATTGCGGGGCTGGTGATCATATCGTGTTTTCTCATGTGCTACCTGATATACATAACCCTATGGTATTTACTTGCTATCCAGAAATCGTGCCAGGCAGATCAATAGCAGAAGCACAAGCATTGTTTGGCGATTTAGACCGCTGGAATATCTATAAAAAGATGGCGCAATGGGATTGGAAAGATAGCTTAGAAAATGCTTATAGAAAGCTGTATATATGATATTAATTGCCCCGTTTGCCAAACCATTAATTAACGGCAAAACTAACCCTAAAAATTACCCTTATTGGAAAGAATTGTTAGCATTAATTTCTGAGGAAATTGTCCAAGTCGGAGTTGATGGCGAAGAACAGATAGCCCCCAAATTCTTAAAGAATCTTCCAGTTGCAAGATTGCGTGAATTAATTGCTGAGTGCCGCATCTGGATTGGTTGTGATAGTTTTTTTCAGCATCTAGCATGGGATTGTCAAAAGCCTGGCGTTGTATTATGGTCTGTGTCTGATCCATTAATCTATGGGCATCCAGAAAATACTAATTTACTAAAGTCCCGTGATTATCTTGCCCAGAATCAATTTCTCTGGTGGGATTTTACTGAATATAACCCTGATGCGTTTTTAAAACCCGAAGAAGTGATAAAATACATTCTGTAATACATCGGACAATACAATATATTCCCTAAACTTTGATATGGTTTTGTTATGTCCGATTTTCAAATTGACCCAGTTAAATACGGCCAGTTATGGCAAAAAGTTGACGATTTAACCGTAAAGGTTGATAAGCTGGAAGAAGGCATGGAAACGCTATTAGCCCTTGCCAATCAATCAAAGGGCGGTTTCTGGGTTGGGATGGCCGTAGTGTCGGCATTTAGTACCTTTATTGGATTTTTAACCCATTACTTTATGAGCAAGTGATGTGTCAGATCATCTTGGTATTGAACAGGGCATTAAAGCATTAAGCGGATCATTAGATTCGACTAGAAAGGCTACGCATGGACTATCTAAAAGCATTGAAGGCATCCAGCAAGATGGCGTTGACTTGGCTAATAGAAAGGCTCAAGAACGCATTAGATTGCGTAGGGAAACTGAATTAAAGAAAGAAAAGGCATTAATTAAAGCCTTAGATGAATGGAAGCGCAAAAAGCAAATTTCTGAGGAAGAAGCAAAACTTAAAATAGATTTTGTTAAGAAATATGGCGCAAAAGAATGGGATGCAGTATTGAGAATTAAATTAGATATTGAAAATCTTGAAAGAAAAGAAAATCAAGAATTTCAACATGATTTAAAAGAAATTAGGCGGGTGCAAATGTGGTGTTTTGTGGCCGCATTAATAGTAACATTATGGTTAAAGTTTGTATTGGGAGTAATATAAATGAATAAAATATTAACGCACATTCTGACTGGAAAAGATAATCAAACTTTCTGTATTGCTAGAATGGCTTGGATGCTTGGCTTTTTGCTTGTTGGTGGTGCGGCTATATATTTAATATATGCTGGAAAAGAGATTAGCCTTACCGAACTGGCTGGCGCATTAGGCATTGTGTCTGGCTCTGGTGCGGCTAGTGTTGCTGGCAAACAGCTTGCTGGCGCAGAACCAGAAGGGCAATAATGTTTAAAAATCTATTAAGTCTAGCGACTGAATTTATGGGTGGTTCTAGTGTCCAAATCTACATATATATTGGTCTTTTACTTGGTGGCTTTGGGGCTGGTTTTTATGTGGAACATTTGCGTTTTTCTAATTATCAAATACAAGTCGAACAAGCCACAAAAGCACAAGAAGCACACAACGAAGCAGTCAAAAAACAACACGAAATAGTAACGAAAGGTATTCAAGATGAATATGAT